AATGGCATACCATTATTAAGTCTAAGGGAGACATAGGTAAGGTTGGAGACATCATGGGAGGCGATGGCGAAGCTATTCCTGATGGTTTTGACTGGCAAGATTATGCTATCTTAAGAGTGCCATTTAGCAAGATCCCTGAAGGATGGCTAGATCCCGGTATTGTCGCTCAAGCTAAGGCTACACTACACCATAGTCAATTCTTGATGGAATATGGTGCTACATTTGCTGCTGATAGTGATGGTTTCTATAAACGTTCTATCATAGAATCGGCAACGACAAATAAACCAGTAATGACTCCAGACGGAGAACTGGTTCAGTATTCTGCCTTGAGAACTGGTCAAAAGGATAAGAGATACGTAATCGGTATCGACCCAGCGGCAGATAGAGACAACGCCGCTATAGTTATTCTTGAACTTCACCTTAATCATAGACGAGTAGTTCATTGCTGGACCACGAATAGAAGTAAATATACTAAACTCAAAAAGCATATGGAAAAACAGGGCACTCCAATTGCTGATGATTACTACAAATATATAGCTAGGAAGATTCGTAGTTTAATGCGTATCTTCAACACAGAACGAATTCTAATGGATAAACACGGAGGCGGCTCAGCTATTCAAGAAGCCCTAAGTAGCAAAGATACGTGTGATCCAGGGGAAGTTCCAGTATTTCCAATCATTGATCCTGAGGAGCCAAAACCATCAGATATTGAAGAAGGAATCCATATTCTAGAACTAGTTATTCCTACTCAAGAACTGAATAGTGATTCTAACCACGGTATGTTAAAAGATCTACAGGAGAAAGCTCTAATCTTTCCGATGTTTGATACCATTGAGCTTGCAAAAGCCGCAGAGATAGATAGAATCAATAAAATTGATTTTGATACATATGAAGATCTAGTTGAAGAAATAGAAGAGCTTAAGAACGAAATGACTACAATTACTGTCATTCCGTCAGCCACTCTTGGAAAAGAAACATTCGATACTCCGGAAATTAAAGGCGAAGGACACCGTAAAGGACGGCTACGAAAAGATAGATTTTCTGCTTTACTTTATGCTAACTACTATGCTAGGAACAAGGATAAGCAAGAGGTTCTTACTTTGCAGTACAAAGCTGTTGGTGGAACTAGAGATACGTTGAAGAAGACGGTAAATAATAATGAAGGCTTCTATCACGGCTGGGGAATGAGTAAGTTTGCACAAAATATGAGTTGGAATACTCACCATGGAGGCATGGTCAGAAGGAATAAGTAATTGTGTTGTATATCACATTAGTTAAACTATAGTGCAATCACAATTGGATAGGAACAAATTATGTCTTCACCAAATAGAAAACGTGAAACAAAAAAGACCGACGCAGCATATGTTTCTTTCAATGATAATGACAAAAGTCAGATCATGAAAGCACATGCTAGTACAATTGATTCCTATAGTGGAATTCAACGTGCCACTGCTACACAATTGACCTCTGATCATTATATCAGAAGTCCATTCTCTAGGACAGATTATGACAGAATGCGTCCTAATGAACGTATTCCATCACGCTTTCGTGATGTAGTAGTCGCATGCAGAGCTATGTATTTACGACTAGGTATTGTCAGAAATGTCATTGATATGATGACTGACTTTACTACCGAAGATATGCGTCTAATTCATCCAGATAAGACTCAGGAAGCTTTCTTTCGAGTTTGGATGAAGAAGGTTAAACTTAAAGAATCAGTTGATGAATTTGTTCGTCATTTTTTAATTGATGGCAATGTTGTCATTAAGCGTAATACCGCAAAGCTTAGTAAGCCAGTCCAGACTCAATGGACAAAAGTTCAAGCTGACGATTCTTCACCAGAAAAGTTGTACGTAGAAGATACCGCTTCAAAAGGTGAGATTCCTTGGCGTTATACTTTTCTTAATGTTGCTGCATTAGAATGGCTTGGTGGTGATCTTGCCAAGTCTATGGGTCAAAAACAACTTGTGTTTAGACTCTCTAATGATCTAATCAAGAGTGCTCTAACTCCTAACGATCCATTTAGTCAGAATCTTTCAAGCAAAGTTCCAGAAGATGTTAGAGACGCTATCAGAAAAAATGGCGAAGGCTTTTATCAGCTTGATATGGATAAGCTATATATTGCCTTCAACAAGAAGGACAGTTGGGAAGACTGGGCACCTCCGTTCTTATATGCGATCTTAAACGATGTTAATTATCGTGACAAGCTGCGTCAAGCAGAAATTTCTGCTCTCGACGGAGTTATTAATGTCATTCGTATTTGGAAGCTTGGCGATCACGAAAATGGAATTCTACCAAACCAAGCAGTTGTTAATAAGCTAAGCGACATTCTGCAAACCAATACTGGTGGAGGTGCGTTTGATCTTGTCTGGGACTCAATGCTAGACATGCAAGAATACTATCCACCAATCGATAAGATTCTTGGTTCTGAAAAATATGAGCAGGTCAATAGAGATATTCTGATTGGACTTGGCGTTCCAGAAGTATTGATTGGAGGCAAGGGTGGAAACTTTTCAAACAGTTTTATTCAGTTAAAGACTCTTGTAGAAAAGCTGCAATATGTCCGAGATCGTGTTTGTGAATGGTTAAACACGGAATTAAAAATGGTTTGTGAAGCCATGGGCATCGACACTCCTCCTAAAGTAAGATTCAATCAAATGAGTCTAGAGGATGAGGCTAGTACACGTCAGTTGATCATCGGTCTGCTTGATCGAGGAATCATAAGCGTTGAAGCTGTGCTTGATGTATATGGCGAAGACTTCCTATTTGAAATGGGTCGCATTAAAGCCGAGAAGCCAGTTCTTAAGAATGCTGGTGTCGATGTTAAGAGTCCATTAGATCCTAAGCCTGTCGCTGGTCCGGGTGGTAGCAAACCTCCAGCAGGAAAGACTGGTAGAGTTGGTAAGGGCAGACCTCCTGGTCGCAATAGTACAACACAAAAGGAACGCAAGCCAAAGCCGAGAAGAACAGCGGCGGACTTAGCTGTTTTTGCATTAGATGCTATAGATGCTATAGACGAGCATGTTATTCCTGTCTATATGGAATCCATGAATGTTTCTAATGCAAGAAAGCTAACAAACGATCAGAAAGATTTACTAACTCACGCCAGAATTCTAGTGATGTCTACACTTAAGCCGTCTGATGATATTTCTAAAGATAGCATATTAAGCATCGCTGAAAATTCAACTAATTATAATAAAGATATCTTGGTGTCGATAACCAAAGCAGTGAATGCTTTTATTTCAAAGAATGGTGTTGAACCAACGTTGTCTCAGAGAAAACGAATTGAAGCAATAGCTTGGGCAGAGCAATATAGTATGTAAAGGAAGTATCAATGCCAACATATTATGTTAATGTAAATACCGGTTCTAATACTAATAACGGCTTATCTCAGTCTGCACCATTTCAGACTTTGCAAAAAGGTGCAGATACTGCCGTTGCTGGTGACACTGTTATTATAGCATCTGGTACATATACTGAAGGCATGAATCTTTATGGTAAGACTGGCGGAACGCAGTCTAGTCCAATTACATTTTCTGCTCAGTCTGGAGTTGTAGTAACACACTGTGCTACATCAGGACCCAATGCTTCATTAGCTGCGATTAATGTTGAAAATACTGGTGGCAATTATATATTTGATAATTTTAAGATTGTTAGCGATGGTAGCATGCAACGTGCTGGCATACGTATTAATAACAGTAATAATTGCACAGTTAGAAATTGTGAGGTAAATTCCGCTTTCATTGGAGTATTCTTCAGTTCAACCAGCGGAACGATAGTTGAAAATTCTCATCTGTATAATTCTACCGATCAACACGGAGTATATTGCGGAGGAAATTCAAGAGCATATATAGTTCGTGGTAACAATATTCATAATAACAATTGGGACGGAATTCATACTAATTCTAGCAATGGAAATCCAAACGATAATGGACTCATTGAGCGGAATATAATATATAATAATAATTTAAGTGGCATGGATGTCGAAGGTACTACAAATGCTATCATAAGAAATAATATAATCAGTGGTAATGGAAAACACGGCATCGTATTCCATTATCAAGATCAGCCAAACACACCGGTATGTGAGAACAACTCTGTCATAAATAATACTATTCTTTCAAGTAACAATTTTTGTATCTTGATGTCTGAAGGATCAGATAATCAGACCATATTGAATAATATATTATATCATACTAATCCAGGAACATATGGCGTATTGGGATGTGCTACTGCGACTCCAAGAGTCAAAAGTAATTATAATTCTGTACTTAACAACTTTTCATTCAATAAAGGTGTTAGCCATGTGGATTTTGCAACTTGGAAAGCAAATACTGGTCAAGATTTAAATTCTATAATACTTGATCTTGTATCTCAAGTTAGAGATTTTGCATCTGGAGATTACTATCCTGTTGACGGATCTCAATTGATAGATAGTGGTGGAGCCATGTCTGGACATGCACCTCCAAGCACTGATTTCAATGGATCAAATCGTCCTCAAGGTTCAACATATGATATTGGTGCATTTGAATATGTAACAGGAACATCTACTCCAACAGATCCTACTAATCTAGTTGCTACACAGGCGAATCCATATTCTATTATTTTAACTTGGTTTCAAGCTGGTTCCAATGAAAATTGGTCTGAGATTGAAAGAAGCTTAGATGGAGGTTCTACTTGGACATTCTGGGCACAGATAGATCCAACTATTAGAACGTACACTGACACTGGCTTAACAATTGGTCAGCCTTACACATATCGCGTTAGATCTGTAAACTGGGTTGGTGCTTCAAACTGGTCAGATTCTGTAACTCAGACTGGGCCAAATTCACCGTTAGCACCTGCTTCTCCTAGTTCTCTTTCTGTCTCATCAAGTAGATATGATACAGTGACTCTTTCTTGGACCGATAACGCTACAACAGAAACTAATTACCATGTTGAGAGAGCTAGTGGTTACAACGGATCTTTTTCTGAAATAGCCGTTCTTTCCACTAATAGTACATCATATATCGATATAAATTTAAATCCAAGCACACAGTATCGTTATAGAGTCAGAGCAGAAAATGCCACAGTATATTCTGGATATAGTAACGAAGCTTCTATAATAACAAGCAAAATTCTTACTGGAACATATAGTCTTTTTAACACATCTACTGATGTACCAGACATTGAAAACGACGGACCAGACAATCTTTTAGCCATCAATGTCGGCATAAAATTTAAAGTGACTGTTCCCACAACTGTGACAGCACTCAGATTTTATAAAGGATCTTCGAATACTGGTACGCATATAATGCGTATATGGGCACCAGGAGATTCGCTAGTAGCAGATATTACATTTGATTCTGAAACCGCTTCTGGATGGCAAGAAAAGGCTCTGCCAACGCCAGCGTCTCTTTCTCCAAATGTTGAATATGTACTATCTTTATATTCTCCAACAGGTGTATATTCTTTAACATCAAATTATTTTACATCAACTAAGATAAGTGGTCCAATCAAAGTCGAATCATCTAATGGAGTGTTCTTATATAGCGATATAGGTAACGCTTGGAATCCTAATAACGTTAGTCCTACAAATGCTAACTATTGGGTAGACCTAGTTGTCAATCCTGATTCGATTTTGCCTGACGGTCCATCTGATTTGAGCGTGACTCCAGGTGGCATTTCGGCAACTTTAACATGGACAGACAACAGTTTAAATGAAGATGGCTTTAGCATTGAGAGATCTATCAATGGAGGCACGTTTAATCAAATAGCAACAGTTGGATATGGACAAACTAGATTTACAAATACTCTACTGAATTTATCTTTAGTTTATAGATATAGAGTAAGAGCATATAATGATAATGGCTTTTCTGGATATACAAATACTGTGCTTGTAGGAAGCACTGCTGTACCAGAAGTTCCCACTAATCTTACTGCAATAGCAGGTGTTGCTAAAGTTACACTTGAATGGGATATAAATATAGATAATACTACAAAGTATCTGATATATCGTTCTACTGATGATATAACATATTCTCTTGTTTATACTGCACTTGGAATCACAACTTCTAGCTGGATAGATAGAGATGTAGTAGGAAACACAACTTATTATTATAAAATAAGTGCTAAGGACAGTGCTACGACACCTAATGAATCAGATAAATCAGCAAGTGTTTCTGCAACTCCAAGCCCTGTTCCTTCATTCGTATCTAGAGGATCTATTAAGTTTTCAGATATAACAATAATCAATGGAGTACAGTACGACCAATAAAAAACAGTCAAGATTTTTAAATTTTGTTGTATTAACATTTTAACTGGTGGTTATTAATGATTATATATGAATCCGAAAAATCTCTTGCTCATCTAATTGCTGACAAAACCACATCGGCAATTAATATTCCTATTCGGGTAACAGAGAACAAGTCGGAAGAACTAATTGATAGTCTTAATAAGATTCATCAAAATGGGATAGATAGTCGTGTTGGTCAAGCGATAGCTAAAGTTGTTGCTAATATGACAGACGAATGTCATCCAGATCTGATGTACGGTTCCGCTATACTGTGTTCAACAGTGATGAATCGCAATGATGATGTGTTTGTTCCGTCTGAGACTTGGGCGGCTAGAAAGACACCAGTGAACACACCATTTAATGATCAGCATATAGAAAATGATATAATAGGGCATATTATAGCATCAAGAGTTCTAGATAACAATGGCAATGTAATCAGTGACGATTCAACAGAATATCCAAGTTATTTTGACATTGAAGTAGACTTTGTTGTATATAAAGACATTTTCCCTGGTGTCGCAAGCGAAATTATTCAAAAAGCCCCACAGGGACAAAAGTTCGTGTCGATGGAATGTAGATTCTCTAATTTTGACTATGCCTTGGTAGACGCGAACTATGACGCTAAGATCGTTCAGCGGAGTGAATCAACAGCATTCTTAACGAAATATCTTAGAGCATACGGTGGCGATGGATACTACGATGGCATGAGAATTGGCCGAGTTTTACGTAACTTCCGTTTCGTCGGAATGGGAAGCGTAGATGTTCCAGCCAATCCTGCTAGCGAATATACAAAGCTATGTATGAGTTCGCAAGGCATTCTTGAAAAAGTAGAGAGCAACTTGAAAGTTTTCCTACATGTAACGAAAGGTAAAGTCATGACAATTGAGAATTTGGATCAGGCTAAGGAACTTATTACTAACCTAACAAACGAAGTTGATCAACTAAAGGCAGAACTTGCCAATGCAACAAAGTCGATTGAAGGCGTATCAACAGTTCAGGCCGAAATCGATCAACTAAAGAATGATCTAACTGCTGCCAATAGCAAGGTTGAGATTGCAGAGCAAAAACTAGCTCAGACCGAAGCTAAGGTTGCAGAACTAACAACAAACCTAGAATCAGCTAAGACAGAACTTGAGACAAAAGCTTCTGCCCTAGCTAAGATTGAATCTGATGCCAAGGCCGCTGAGCGTTTAGCAAAGCTTAAGGATCTTGGTATCGAACTAGACGACGCTAAGCGTGAGAAGTTCATCGCTATGAATGATGAAACCTTCGCTTCAG